TATGCAATTAATGTAACTCAATGTAATTATCCTAATACAATTCAATTAGGTGATGTTACTAAGGTAGAAGGTAAAAATTTACCTAAAATTAATTTACTTATAGGTGGTTCACCCTGTCAAGGATTTAGTTTTTCTGGTAAACAATTAAATTTTGAAGACCCAAGAAGTAAATTATTTTTTGAGTATGTTAGATTAAAAAATGAATTACAACCAGAATATTTTCTTTTAGAAAATGTTAAAATGAAAAAAGAATATCAAGATGTTATTTCACAGCATATGGGTGTTGAACCAATTGAAATAAATAGTAGATTAGTTTCTGCACAAAATAGACCAAGATTATATTGGACTAATATACCAGGTATTGAAAAACCAGTAGATAAAAATATATATTTAAAAGATATTTTAGATAGTGATATACCAAATAAATTTTATTTATCTGATGTTGCAGTTAAAAGAATTGAAGGAAGTAAATTTGGTAGAGAATTTGCAACAATAAATACTGATAAGACAAGAACACTAATCGCTGGTTATTATAAAATTCCTAGTGATGGTATATATTTCAATGATGGTATAAGAAAAAGAAAATATACACCAACAGAATGTGAAAAATTACAGACAGTTCCAATAGGATATACTAGTTGTGTATCAGATTCACAAAGATATAAAATGTTAGGAAATGGGTGGACTGTTGATGTAATTGTTCATATTTTTTCTTTTATAAAATAATAGATTAAAAAATGAACGTACTAAGTTTATTTGATGGTATGGGTTGTGGACAGATTGCTTTAAATAGAGTAGGAATAAAATATGATAATTATTTTGCAAGTGAAATAGATAAATATGCAATTAAAGTAACACAGAGTAATTATCCTAATACCATTCAATTAGGTGATGTTACTAAAATAGAAGGTAAAAATTTACCTAAAATTGATTTATTAATTGGGGGTAGTCCATGTCAAGGGTTTAGTTTTGCAGGTAAACAATTAAATTTTGAAGATCCAAGAAGTAAATTATTTTTTGAATATGTCAGATTAAAAAATGAATTACAACCTAAATATTTCTTATTGGAAAATGTTAGAATGAAGAAAGAATATCAAGATATTATTTCACAACATATTGGTGTTGAACCAATTGAAATAAATTCATCATTATTTGTTCCACAAAATAGATTAAGATTATATTGGACTAACATATCTTTTCCTTTACCTGAAAAAAATCATTCAAATTTATTAAGTGATATTTTAATAAATGATGATTTTTATGAATTAACAAAATTAAAACTATCAGAAAATGCAATAAATTATATGAATAGATTAAGAAATGGAAAACAAAGATGGTTTTATCATATAAATAATATAAATGGAAATGCTGCTTGTTTAACTTCTAATATGTATAAAGGAATACCATATGGTACAATAAAAGAAAAAATGAGAAGATTACATCCTATAGAATGTGAAAGATTACAAACAGTACCAGATAATTATACTAATTATGTATCAGATTCACAAAGATATAAAATGTTAGGAAATGGATGGACTGTTGATGTAATTGCTCATATTTTTTCTTTTATAAAATAAATTAAAATAATGAATAAAAATATAAATGTATTATCCTTATTTGATGGAATATCTACTGGATTAATTGCTCTTAAAGAATTGGGATATAAACCTAATTATTATGCAGCTGAAATAGAAGAAGGTGCGATAAGTGTTGCAATGTATAATCATCCAGAAATTGTACAATTAGGGGATGTTACTAAAGTATCTTATCAATTAGGAAATTTTTGTATTAAAGAATGGTCAGATAATTTAAAATTAGAAATTACTAAACCAAAATATAAAGTTCCTTCTGGAATTGATTTACTTATTGGGGGCTCACCATGCAACCAGCTTTCATCACTACATAATACAAGAGATGGATTAAAAGGAAAAGATTCTGGTTTATTTTATGATTTTGTAAGATTAAAAGAAGAAACAAATCCTAAATATTTTCTATTGGAAAATGTTAAGATGAAAAAACATGACCAAGATGAAATAACTAAATTACTTGGTGTTGAACCAATTAATATTAATTCATCATTAGTTTCTGCACAATTAAGAAATAGATTATATTGGACAAATATACCTAATATTATACCACCGGAAGATAAACATATTAGATTCCAAGATATTATTGAAAGTGGATATGTTAATAGAGATAAATCAAATTGTGTGACTGAATCAATGAGTAGACAATGTGCAACTGATGCTGGTGTTAGAAGATATATGATGGGATTTGGACAATTAGTATTTGAATCACAAGAAGAATATGAAAAAATGATTGGTGTAACAGAAGAAGATAGAATTAATTATTCAAAAAAAATGAGATCTTTATCAAAGATTAAAAATCTAAATGAACATATTGAAATACCAAAAACTAGGTTATTAACACCAAATGAAGTTGAAATTTTACAAACACTACCAAAAGATTATACTAATATAAAAGAATTATATTATTCAAGTAAAGGATATAATAAAAGAAGAGGTGATATGAAAAGAATATCTTTATGTGGTGAAGGTTGGACTAAGGATATAATTGTTCATATATTAAAAAATATGGAATTTTGATTTTTTAAACAAAATAAAAATAAAAAGACAACAAATTTGTGGAGAATTTGTTGTCCAAAAAGAAAGGAGGAATTCTTTCTTAAAAATTATTTTACATATTTTATATCTTTATTAGAAACCCAAGGAAGAAGATACATATACATATCATCACTATCAAATTTTTCTGATAAATCAATTTTAGAAAAATCTTCACCCCAATTTTCAGATGTTTGTGTTTCAATCCAATTTTTTAATGATTCAATTTCTTCTTTATTTAATTTATTTTCACATTCTACATTAATATAAAATTCACTTTTTATTTTATTAAAATCATATAAATATACTGATGATAAATCAAATTGTTTAAAACTATTAACAGTTACGTGTTTTGTAAAATCTTCTTTTGTTATACTAAATAATAATTCTACTTCATTATCATTTAAATCATCTAATTTATTTGTTTTATTTAATTTTTTAATAATATTTTTCCAATTTTCTGAAACTACTTCACTAAAAATATCATCTTCATCCATACCATAATAATCTTCATCTTCTATTGCATCTCTTTCCATATCTATTCTATAATCATATTCATCTACAATAAAACCTAAATCAACATCAAAACTTTCTTCAATTTCATCTAAATCTTCTAAACATTCTATTGATAAAGTTGATTCATCTATAATATAATTAATTCTAATAGGTACTGAGAATTTATAATTTTCCATATGTTTATTTATTTTTTGTTTTATATATTATATGTTTTGGGTCAAAAGTTTATTTTTTAAAGAAAGTATTTTTTCTTTTCTTTCTTTAGTAATTTTTATAATTTTAATTTCTAATTTAATTTCATTATAAAGTTCAATATTATCAATACCAGATGAACACATTGTTTTATAATAATTAAAATTAATCTTTCTTGCAACAATAGGAAAACTACAATCACCATTATGATTTTCCCATCTACATCTTCCACTATAACACATTACATTGAATTTATTTTATTAATAATAGTCTTTGCACATCCTTCATAAGTAAAAAATTCATTATAAATTTTTTCAAAATTTATTAAATAATTTTTAATATCTTCTTCTGTTTTACTATTTAAAATAAATTCAAGATTTTCTATTTCATCTTCACTTATTAATATTCCAATATCATTAAAATCAAAATATTCTTTAAAAGGAATCCAAAATCTATCTGATATATAAACCGGAATAGACCCATGTTGTAAAGATTCACATATTCTATATGATGTTGCACCATGACCCCTTGGACATAAAGAAAAAACACTTCTTTCCATTGTATTTATAAACGTTTCATAATTAACACATTCAGAAATTAAAAATTTATCTTCATATAAATCTTTTAATTTTTCTCTTATAGTATGTCTTCCGTTAATAACCCCTATAAAACTACAAAAAATATCTCTTTTGCCTTTTTTATATATGTAAGGACTAGGTAGACATATTAAAGGTGTTGGGTATCCAATGTTTTTATCTGATACAATTCTATTACCACCACCACATTGACCAAATACAAATAAATCTAAATCACTTATATTTTGTAATATACCTTCATCAAACTGAACAATTGTAAAATATTTTTTATTTCTGTCTAAACTATCTAAATATTTTTGTAGTATTGGCATATCAAAAAATCCAAAATTATTTAATATATAATAACTTTGCCATAAAATAGGTAAGTAAGTATATTCAGTTTCTATTTTATTTTCAATAAAATAATTCATAAAATATTCTTCAAAAATTAAAGTATTATTCTGTGGATATTCAAAATTTGTAGGTATTTGAAATTCTTCTGGTACTAATTCTATATTCATATTTCATATACCATTTTTTGAGTAAGAAAAATGAATTTTCTTTACTTTTGTATAAGTTG